GACTTTTTTAATTTAAGTAACGTATTATTTAGACAGCATTTTTTAGATGGTGATATGACTTTCCAAAGCGATGATGGATCTGGTGGTGTTACTACATATTTTAAATTAGATGGGGGTGAAGTAAGAACTATATTTGCAAGAGGTGCAAGATTTAATGATAGCATCCCAATAGAATTAGGTGGAAGTGCTGATGCACAAATACAACACGATGGAACAGACACTAAATTTGTAAATGCAACAGGCGATTTAATTTTACAAAATTCAGCAGACGATAAAGATATAATTTTTAGAAGTGATGATGGTTCTGGAGGAACTGCCGAATATTTAAAAATATCAGGAAGCGCAGAATCTATAATAACAAGTAAGTCTAATTTTTTTGGTGATAATGTTAAGGCAATTTTTGGCGCAGGAAGTGATTTACAAATATATCACGATAGTAGCGATTCTTATATATCTGATACAGGAACAGGTGGCTTATATATTAAAGGCAGTAATTTTGTAACTATACAATCGGCAGGTGGTGAAAATATGATTAAAGCTATTGCTGACGGCTCAATTGAACTTTATCACGATAACACTAAAAAGTTTGAAACAGCTAGTGGTGGTGTAAATGTTAATTCTGGTAACCTTTTATTTGACTTAGGTTATGGCGTTAGGTTTTCAGATGCAAATACAAGAATATATACAAATTCAGAAACGCCAGAAGATTTAATTATAGAAGCAGACCAAGATTTATTGCTAACTCCTGACGGTTCAGTAGAACTCTATGAGAATAGCGTTAAAAAGTTTGAAACAACAAGTAGTGGAGTAGCAGTTACTGGTGGTATGACATTAAGTGGAAATGTCGAGGGTAGAAAAATACCTTTTGTGTTTAGAAGTAGTTTTGATGATTCAGCTGGTAGTACTTCTATTTTTGTTATACCTTTTGATGCAAATGTAGAAACAACAGTTTCAGGTGCAGATGAAGAACACATAATTATTGCACCATATGCAGGTGAATTAACAAAGGTACAATGGAAGCACGTAAAAGGAACTTTAGATACTGGTTTTACAACTGAGTTATTTTTATATGTTAATGGATCACAACAAACGAGTAGTGGTGAACTTACAGCATCAAGTGATGCAATTACCTGGTCGCCAACAAGCAGCAATACATTTTCAGCAGGTGATGAATTAATGATTGCATATCAAAAAAGTGCAACATCTAAAGATTGGGAACACGTGTCAGTAAGTGTGGTGTTTAGTTTTACAGGTTATAATATTTAAGTTATGGGATATTTTGAACAAATAGATACAAGTAAATTGAATTGGAAAACAGATGGTGAAATTCGTAGAGTAAATGGTGGACTTACTTTAGTACCCCATATAAACGGAACGGATGATGATTTATACAAAGCCATTATTGAAGAAGTTTTAGCTCTTGACTGGAAGCACTATAAACTTTACTTAGTTGGTGGTGTTTTAG